TCATCTAGTGTATAACTTACTGCGCTATTAACCCAGTTAGTACCATTGTACTTTAGTAATTGATTTGTTGCTGGAGTTGTAATTACTACATCTGTAAGTCCATCTAAATTAGTTACAGATTCGCTGGACAGCAACATGTTATTCCATGTTGTGCCATCGTTAGTGAACATCCAACGGTCTGTGGTTTCATTCCAACGCAAACTTACATCTGCACCTGGACCACCACGGCCGCTACCACGCAAAATTTTAAGATAACCATCAGTTGTATCAGTGCCATTATCATAGTTCAATGTAAGTGTCTTACCATTGGTGCTAAGATTACCACCGATTGCGAGATTGCCATCTGTATCAGTGCCCATTAAATTATAAGGAGCATATCCATAATTATAGTCTCCATTAGAAAATATCCATTTAGATCCATCCCAATGTATATAAGGAGGATACTTATAATTTTCATCTCCTGGATCAACAGAAATATGACCGAGTGCCATACCTGAAGGACTATTCAATTTTATACGACTGACCGATATATTACTAGTAGACATAGAATCGGTGGTCAATGAACCTTTGATAGTACTATTACCATTAACTAATATTCCAGCACTTGCACCATTTAATGTAATTGCAGTTGCTTCTGTACCTGTAATAGCAGTATTATTTGGAAGATTTTGACTTATTGAAATAGTATATGTACCAAGTCCGCCAGTTCCAGTTCCGTAACCTGTGATCATTGTTCCAGCAGCAACATAATTACCGTTATTATCAGTACCGCTTAAGTACATTCCGGGAGCAATAACTCCGCTACCAATATAAGTTACAGTTAATGTTGTTAAAAAAACATGTCCAACAAAAGTGGCAGATGCATTAACTTTAATATCATTGCCTGCTACAATTAAATCGCCACCAACCTTTACATTGGCACCATTAAATGTCAGTGCAGTTTCGCCAGTACTAGATTTTACATCATTTCCGTTTATTGTAATATCACCAGCAAATGTGATATCACCGGTTGTATTAGATGCTAATGTGATTGCTGTAGTGCCGGTACTAGATTTAATTATATTTCCAGTTAATTTTAATGCTGCGTTGTTAATTGTAGCGGTACCGGTTGATGCACCCATGTTTAATGAAGTTGCGGCACCAAATGCATTAATAGTTGTTGCTACTGTATTGAATATATCTTGATTGGTATTAGCACCAACAATAGTTGGACTCTTTATTTGAACACGGCCAGAACTAATATTACCAATGTTAACTTCTGTGGTTGCTGCATTACCAATATTAACTGTAGCAGGTCCAGTATTGTATAAGTTACCAATACCAGCAGTGGTTGTAATATCGCCACCGTTAAGTGCTAGATCACCTGTAGTTGTAATATCACCTGTAGTTGTAATATTACCTGTAATTGTTGCAGTTCCTGATAAAGTTAAATTATGAAATGTTGGATCGCTATTAGTATCTAATGATTGATTTGGTAATTGTGTGTAGGTAGTTCCATTAGATGTAATTTCCCAACGATCATTACTATCATTCCAGCGCATCTGTACATTGGGTAATGTACCACGAGCAACTTCAATACCAGCAATGCCTAATGTAACACCAGCACCGGCTTCATCTTTGTTCACTGTAATCATATTATCAGTGACATTTAAATTAGCACTATTAACTGTAGTTGTTGTTCCATTTACAGTTAAGTTGCCTGCAATAATTACATTACTACCGCTAGTAGTAATAGCAGTAGTACCTGTGCTACCTTTGATTGTATTACCACCTAATGTCAAAGCACCTGCAATTGAAACATCACCTGATGTATTAGATAATGTTAATGCAGTTGTATTATCTCCGGCTTTAATTTGATTGCCTATAACTGTTAAATTGCCGCCTACTGATATGCTACTACCACTTGTAGTAATAGCAGTTGTACCTGTGCTGCCTTTGATTGTATTACCACCTAGTGTCAAAGCACCTGCGGCAGTAATGTCAGCACCACTTGTAGTAATAGCAGTTGTACCTGTGCTGCCTTTGATTGTATTACCACCTAGTGTCAAAGCACCTGCGGCAGTAATGTCAGCACCACTAAGTGTAATTGATGTAGTACCAGTACTAGATTTAATTGTATTTCCAGTTAATTTTAATGCTGCATTATTAATCGTTGCTGTACCTGTGCTTGCACCCATGTTTAATGTGGTTGCTGCACCGCCTGCATTAATTGTAGTAGCAGTTGTGTTTAACAGATTAAATGTAGTTGCAGTAGTTGTAACATCACCACCATTTACAGCAATATCACCAGATAAGGTTAGATCGGTAAATGTACCTGTTGAACTATTAACCCATACACCACTTGATGAATTCCATCGCAATAAATCATTATTTTGTGGATTAGTAATTGTTACATCTAATAAGTCATCAATATTAGATGCTCCTTCAGCAACAACACCACCTTGTGTCACTCCATCACCAACCCATAATGGGTTAACTCCTGAAGATGCGTAATCAGTGACGAAAAACGGTTCGCCAGCCGCTAAAACTACGGATTGCCTTTGCAAATCTGTTCCGCGTCTAATTTGTAATGCCATATCTTATCCTTTACATATTGTTAAAATCATACGATGGATTATTACCATCAGCATTTGAGCACACACGAGCAAATCTATAAATCTGTTGCTTACCTGCATAAGTTTTACTTTTATACTCTGATGCACTGGTACGGAAATACAAGCCACCATTATCTTGTAGAGTTAATATTTGACTCAACATCGAATAGGTTGCAAGTTCATTATTAGCCGGATAGTCCACACTTGGGAATAATGGTCTACTCCATGGATCCAAATCACAAACATCAGGAGTAACTACTGGAGTACCATCATTATGCCAAGACTTCCAAGCAATGTATCTATAATAATTTCCAACCTTATCAATAAACTTAAGATGTAGTGTTTTTCCTGATAGATTAGTATTATTCCAAACACCACCATAATCTCCTGTTGACAATTTACCATCAATAAGAATAGTATGTATATTTTGTCTATAACAAGTATCGTAATAATCAGCGCCTGCACTTACAATATTAAACACTCTACCATTGATTAGTGTTCTACTTTGTTTGGCTGGCCATGTATAAACGGCCTGACAATTATCCAACAGTTTGATGTTTCCTTCTTTGAAATCAATATCATAGTTTGTTTTAAAACTACCATCTGCTTCATTGGGACTTGGAGCACCTGTTAAATTAGTACCGGTAATTGTAATTGTTCCGGAACCGCTATCAGCATCAATTTTAATACCAGTACCACCGACAACACTGAATTTATTTTCAGTATTAGTTGCCATAATTTGAGTTCCACCTGCATCAATTTGATTAAATGCTGGACCACCGGCGCCACCACCAGTTGCAGTAATAGTAATCTCACCTGTAGCAGCATTTGGTGTTAGTTCAATACCATCACCTGCTAATAATAAAATTGTTTCGTCTGTGGTCAATGATTCAAGTGCAACTCCATCAACAACTACATGTCTGTATGCTGTGCTGCTTTGTTCTAGTTCAGCGGCTCGGGCAATTGCATCAGCACTATTGGGCATGCCTAATAATTTGCCAAGTTGAGTTCCATCTAATTGTTTAACTATTTCTGGATACAATGCTTTGTAAGCAAAGTAAGCAAGAGCACCCATACCCAATGTTGGAAGCAATGATCCTAATCCAGTATCTACTGTAGTATTGGCAGTTACTTGATCAGTTGTTTGAACTGGGTCCCATATAACTTCTACGCTACTATCACTGTAAGCACTAAAGCCGCTGTCGTTACCAGCACGAACTTTAAACTTGTAAGTGGCTGCTGGTAAATTACTGGCCCTGAAACTTAAACTTGTTCCACCATTAAATGGACTACCATTGCTGTTTTTGGTTGCATTTAAAAAGATGCTGGTTGTCCAGTTGTCTGTACTATACCAAAACTCAAATCTATCAACAATGCCGGTTGCTGGTACTGTACCTGTAATCAAAATACTGGGTAATCTGTTGTTATTGGCTGTGGTTGTTGTTGGAGCACTAGGAGTACCAATAATACCAATGGTCGGTGTGCTACCAATTGTGCTTGGTACTCGTGGTCTGCGTGGCTGTCCACCCGCAGTGTACATAGTAGCATCGTATTCCTGTGCTGTGATCTCAACAGCAAGTCCGCCTTGCTCGCTTTCAATCTCTTTAACACGAATAACGCGGAATGGTTGATTAGTCCAATTATAAACACTGCTACTAACTGTGATAACATCGCCGGCTTCTGTGTTAATTTTAGAATAGTCAGTGGTAAATGTTACAACTTGATCCATTCTATTTTGATATAATTCAAGATAAGCAAGTTCGCGTGCCTGCAATGGCTCGTTTAACATGCTTGCTCTAAATGTTAGTATATTATCTGGCTCATTGGCATTGCGGAATTCATCGGGCAAATCAATGCGTAATGTGTCTGTTTGATCCTGTAATTGTCTATGCGGAAATTCAACTTCAACACTATTATACATGCTATCAAGGCTGGTACCAGTTAAGTCAATACCACCAATAATATTACTGTCATCAAAGTGTGCTACCGAATCTGCATCACGATTAATTCGTATGCCCCATTTGCCCGTAGCAATGTCATACTTGATAAAACAACCAGAGGCATTGGCTAATTCTTGCAAGTTAGCCATTACAGTTTTTTCTGGATTTATAATACCATTAATTTGATATCTATCTGCCAGTGTTTTGACAGTATTGTCTGATTCATCCAAATAGTTTATTGCTTCGTCTGCGTATGTGTTTAATGCTGAGAGACTTGCTAAATCAATTTCACTGTCAGTTAACCCAGCACCTGAAATACTGTTAGTCAAATAACTGTAAATGGCATCTCCAGGCTTGTATAATGTGTTTGATAATTTAAATTTAAAATCTGGAACACTGGTAATGCCTTTGTCCCTGTTGTAAGTAATTTTCACAAGTGCAAATGTTAATTCGCTCATTGTGTGATTGCTGGTCCAACCAGGCATTAAACTTCGTGCATCAACAGGTAAAGTTCCGCTATAACCAGTGGGCATTACTGGATTTGCACTGCCATTTTTGTACAAGTAAATCTTAACTAAGTCTTGTGGACTTGTATCAACAGTACCATCCAAGTTAGTTACATGGTCAACAGTGATACCATCTGCTTTAAATGTAATTAATTGATTATTAAAATAAATTTCATCAAAGTAAGTATTAACGGCTGTGTTATCACTAAATCTATTTGCTGTATGTGCTTCACTTAATGTTAAACAAACCCATAATGTTTTGTTATTATCTGTAAGTTGAACATCTGTGATGTTGCCACCAAAGTATGCACTGCCAAATAGTAATGGGATTGGGTTTGTTGTATTGGGCTGTAACTGTAATCTTACACCCTCGTCTGTTTGTGTTGGTGTTGTTGATGCATTATCGCTGCCGCTACTTCTATTAATTAAACTGCTGATTCCTCTAGCAATTAAAATGCGAACGATTGCACTACCAACACTACTATCGCTAATTGCTGAAATTGCTGATGATAAAAAACTGGCCATATCTTATCCTTTAATCCAATGCTGTTCCACACATATCCATCCGCGATTGCTTAAATTAACATCGCTGCGTTCTGGCTGAGTTGAAAGACTTGCTTGGTCAATTAAATTGTCCTTTAACATTCTTTCGCAATCATGTTGCCATTTAACAAATAATTCTGCACTGATTTTAGTTCGGCGATAGTCTGGATCAACCCACCAAAATAATTCTCGTAATCTTTTGCGCTTTGTGATCCAAGGATCTTGTTCGCGCTGAGCACCAATCATGCCAACTAACTTGTTATCTTTTTCTGCTACCATCAAATACTCATTCATTATGAGATTTAATAATGTCTTCTTTGCATTTCTCAAATCTTCTTCAGACCACTCTGTATAATTTATCAAACTTGCAGAGGCAAAGGCTTTGAGCATGTCTAATACTTGCTCTAAGTCGGTGGTCCTTGCTGCTCTTATCATACAGGTTTTCCAAAGTCAAAGTTCGTATTTGCAATTGTTGCTACACGGGAAAAACTAACATCGCCAGGATAAAAATATTGCCTTTGTGAACTATTTGTTTTTTGCCCAACTATCTTTTGTTCAAACACACTGACAATGCTACTACAACTAATACTAACTGTGGTTGTTGTCACTTGTGTTAATTCATTTAATTCATCATTAAAACTATAATTGGCAATAATACCACTAAATCTGCGGCTTGGGTTGCCTGCTATGTCCAACATTTTACCCGTTTGTGGATTAAAGAATGCACGACGAATAATAACTTCGCTGCCTTTAAGTGCGTAGTTCATCATACCAGCAACAAAACTTTGATCAATGGCTGCAAGACTGATTGTGACATCATTCCTACTGGGTTTTAGTTCATTATTAAATTCACTGATGCTGAGTAAAATTCCGTTTGGATTGTAGGTATGATATGAGCCATTGTCTTCCTGTATGGAGACAGGAATATCATAAGTGCTCATGCGTAATGGGCCATAGTCAGGAACATTTATATAAACGAAACTGGCTTGTTGTAAATGGCTGTAATTGCTTAAATCAATTTGTTGGCTCATAATAGACTTTCATAGAATTGGAATTCACCATCCCACTCAACCCTGTCATAGGAAACAATTTTCCAGTTTGGCATTTGTGTACAAATTACTGTCCATGTGCAAGCACTGCCAATATTAACTGCTGTGGCTGTATCACTGGCAGCATCAAGTATTACTCTATGTACTGGAACTGCAACAGCGGTGCCTGTTCCTCTTAGCACATCACTGTTAACAGTGTAAACATATTTGCTGCCTGCTTTTTGAATAATATCACCGATACGAAAGATAGCAGTAGTTGCAGTAATGTTGCCACCAATTGCAGGTAATCCGCTGACTTCAAACTTAGTCTTGTCAATAGCAGCCATTGCACTGGTATACTTTATTGTTAAATTGCTTTGTTGTGTTGGTGTTAAATCACCTCTGTACGCAACAATATAATTGTAACCTGGATTAGATAACTGTATTTGTGAAGTTGTCATTTTTGCATTGAGTTCCAACTCGTTGATGTAATATCTTATATCGCTGTATTTGAATGCATCGGGCAATTTAATATTAAAACGCCATACTGCACCACCACGACTTACGGTACGAACACTTTGGTCTCTGGTGATTGATTGACTGATTATCGGATTTTTGTTTATTGTCATTGTTTCGGCATTATCAAAAACCCACTGTGGTGCAAAACTCATAATCTTATTCCTTATCTACGACCTGACGGTATGGCACTGCGGCCTTTTTCTGTGACTGCATATAAGAACTCTGGATCTCTTGCCAGCATTTGCCTGAAACTTGCAGCATCAACTGCTTGAATGCTGTAATTAACATTTGTCACTTGATTAACTGTTCCACCCAAACTACCTAATTGATTGTTGGGAATAATTGTTCCTGCTGTTCTGGGAATGAATAATTCTGGACCGCGTTCGCCAACAAGACTAGGAACACCAACTGGTGGCATACCACCTTCAGCAAATCCAAATATCTTCTTAACTCCGCCCCACATACTATCTAATAAGCCTGTACTGGAACTAGCACCATCGCCCATTAAGCCTGCAAGTAATTTTCTAGATTGAACTCTTGTAAATTCAGCAATCATATTGTTGGCTAAATCTTTGAAACTTAACTTGCCTGTTTGAACGAAGTTAACCATTGCATCTTCAAAGCCCTTAGTAAATGTATCAAAGTAAGTCTTTGCTTCATCAGCAGCATTGAATGCATCTTCTTTGTACTTGGTAAATGCATCTTTCCAACCAGCACTCCATGTTCTTGTTGCTTCATAAGATTTGGTTGCATTATCGCTTTGAACAGTGTTTAATTTCTTGTATGCCTCAGCAATGTCATCTAAACCCTTTTTAAGTTCTAATGTTTTTTCCAGTGTCATGTCCTGGCCATTAAAACTTTCAGCAAAGGATCTTGCTGCTTCCTGTGCGGCACGCTTGTTGCTTTGTGCAATTTCCAACAATTGCTTTTCAAGTGTGTTCTTGCCAACTAAATCTTCGGGTTTAATACCTGTTTGTGTATCAAAGACCTTTTGATTAACACTGCGAAGAACATCACCTAACTTACCAGCACGAGCAATTTGATCCTCAATGGCTTGTTTAGAGATTTCCATCTCTTGTTTAAGCATTAATATTCTAACAGCACTATTGCGTTGTTCAGCAGCATTGTTATTTTGCTTGGTCATAATATCAAATGCTTCACGACGCAATGATAATTCTTGTTCTGCTGTAATAATAGATTTTCTGCGCTGCTCGCTTAATGATGTGATAACATCACTGTATTCCTTGGCACTGCGTAAAACTGCTTCTTCGTATTGTAAATTATACTCTGCATCAAATACGCCTTTTTCTTTTAACTTAACAATGGAATCTTCTAATTGTAATTGACGAATCTTAGCATCATTGGTAATCCATGCAGCCCTGTATGTTTCTTGTTGTGCTTTGGCTACATCTTTAACTTTATCTGCGACATCTTGATTTGTTCTTAATTCAAATGCAGCAATTTCTTTGGCTCTATCAACTCCATCCTTTGCTGTCTTTTCATCCATTTGCTTGCGGAATTCCGCAATCTTTAATTCACCCTCAAGCCTGTATGCTTTAACTTGATCAAATCCACGACGAGCGGAATTAATGCTTGGTTGATAATCACTGGCTATGGTTAACATCTCTGTATTGAGTCTACTTGCATATTCTCCAGACTCTTTGATGTTTCTATTCATTTCTAAAATCTGTCTATTAACATTCATAATCGGAGTAATAACTTCATCCATTACTCTCTTGAATGATTTTCCTTCTAGTCCCGAATCTTGTAATTTCTTAACAACATCATCTAATATTTCAGCATTCTTGGCTGGATTTTTAGGATCTAATTTGTTTAATGCATTGCCTAAATCTCTTGCTTGTGATATATCTAAGCCTCTGAATTTTGCCATTAGAACATCTAAGGCAGCAGAGTAAGCATATAAGTTTCCAGTAGCACCAAAATCAGGACCACCTTTGGCTCTTTCCGCTGCAACAGCAGCATCACTAATTCCTCCGAACTTACTCTTTATTTCATCTAATGTTGTTCCAAATTCGTATAATGATCTTGTTTTAAATAATCTTTCTTGTATTTCAAAGAACTGCTTGGCTTCTCCGGTTAATGCACCATATGAATTTCCAAGCCCAGCCAATGTCGGCAGATTTTCTTGTTGCGCTTCTTTGTATTTCTTAACTGATTCTGTTAAATCATGTGTTTTCGTATCTAAATTGCGGAAATCAACTCCAAGTGCTTTTAATCCACTCTGTAATAATGGAATCGCAACCGCAGCCACTGCACCAGCAACAATACCAAAAGTACCAAAACCACTTAACAACTGTGGTAATTGCTGTCCTAATGCAACAAATGCATTTGTACCACCAGCAAGTTGAACAGCCAAGTCTTGGATTTGATACGCGGTGTTCCTTACACCACCTTGAACTTGTTTCATGGCAGTATCAGTGCTTTTAGTATTTTTTTCTATAGACGCTAATTTGTCATTTAATTGATCAATTGACGACGCACCTTCAACACTGGCTTTGATTACAACTTCTTCAACACTTTTTGCCATGTTATTTTCCTATCTGTTTTCTAATATAATCAGTCATAGCCTTAAGTGTTGGTTTTACCATACCGTTGGGACTTTGGTGACTATAACCTTCGTCTAATCGTTTAGCGTAAGGATAACTTGCTTCAATTGAATTATTTGTCTTACTGGTATGTCTGCGAGCATTACCAGTATCAATAGGAGTGTTTTTTACAAATACAGGATAGCCTACATCAATCAAGGCCTTGGCCGTGATATTTTTCTTTAGGCTAGTTAATCTGTCAATTGCTTTCATCTAGTTCTCCTTTAGACTCTTTCAATATCTTCATTAAATCTGTTTGACTGTAATCATCGGGATTGAATTCTTTTGTTTTTCCATAGACCTTGTCAATCTGATGATTTTTATAACTTATCGCAGTCTCACATACAAACATATCAAATGTGGTTGCTTGCCTTAATACTCTGCTGGGCAGCATCCCATATCTCTCTGCTAAGGCATCAATCATGATTACCATAGTCAGTTCGGCCGATCCTTCACGAAGCGGCCTATTAATTACTTTCCCAATTGCTTAATGACCTCGTTAATCACAGCCATCATAACATCATTGGGTAATGTCTCGTCTTCTTTAAGTGCTGGCTTGGCATCTTCAGTCATAATCATTGAGGAAATCATTTTAATCATTCCATATTGATCTTCCTGACTTGCTGTGGCCATACGAACAAAGTCTTCAATATTTTGTCTGTCATAGATGTAGAACTCCAATACATCGCCATACTTCTTGACGATGTCTTCTTTATCTATGGTTAGTTTAATTAGTTGCGGCTTGCTAGCCAATGCGGAAATGTCCATATCTTAATCCTCAATCTTATCTTTCATGTGGTGAATTACACTTAGCAGAAAACGCAGTCTTGCATCTGCTTGTTCTAAATCTTTGCGAGCACATTTAACTTCGCTCATAGCCTTTGCGGCTTCGGCTTCCATGCTACGCAAGAGTTCTTCTCGGTTTAACTTATCAAAAATCATAACCCCTCCAGGTTCTAATATTTAGCGAATAAAAATGGGCACCCTAAAGTGCCCATAAGACAGTCTATGCTACTGATTAGGTAGCAATAGATGTTGTGCCTTTTGTGTAATCGCCGTTTACTTCAACAGTAATTGGACTGACCCATACGGGGCTGTCAGCACTTACTTTTGGAGCAAGAGCACTGATATAACCAGTACCCATTAGAACGGTGTTACCATCGGTAACACCGCTTGGAGCGATTAAGAAAGCAACTGCGGTGCGGTTGTTAGATAGTTTGAAAATACCATCTTGTCCAGCACCACCTCCGGAACCAGCACCCCAGAAGGTGCTTGGGTCTAGAACGAAGTTACCACTGATGCTGTTAGAAGCGTTTGTGGTAATTACATTCTCACCGGAACTTTCTAATGTCTTCCAGCGATAAGATCCGTTGCTGTTGTTAATTGTGATGTCTTGAAGACCTGGAACTACGATACTGTCGTTCGCGTGTGTAGTAATTGCACCGGTGCTGTTGGAAGCAGCACTGTAGAAATCACTTTCAACAGGAACTAAGTTAGTTTGGTCAGCAATAGCACTCTGCTTGACGATCACAAGTTTAACACGATTAACGGCTGTGGTTGCGTTAATATAACTCATTGTGTTTTCCTTTATGCTATGTTATAAAATCTATACTCAACTTCATAGAGCAATATATCATTGTCTATAGTTGTAATATAGTCAAATTCTCTTCTGAAAGAATCTGTAATTGCGGAAGTATTCTTAGCCATTCCCAATGAATTGAGAGCAGCATCTAAATCTATATTGCGATTCTTAGCGTCAACTGCCAAGTAACCCTTAATATGTGTGATGTTTCTAGATATTCCATTTGAGTCCAATGTTGGAATAAATTCCTCTTGAACAATGTATGGCTCATCTAAATAGATCTTCCTCATATTTCTTAGATATAAAGCATTGCCACCTTGATCAAACGGCAATTCATTACTGACCTTTATAGAGCCAGTTAAGTTTGCTGTGAGATAGGATAAAAGTTCTGCTCGCATTATCTAATCCTTAATCGGTTAATTTTATTAAGGTATTTTTCTTCTTTGGAAATTGTTCCATTTCCGCTGAAGTCATACCAATCACCAGATTCAAGTACTTCTTGTAGTAATGCATCATAAGCATCTCTATAGAACTTGATCTTAACAACTTCAGAACTCATAGAACCTGGTCTTGTGTTACTAAAGTCAGCCACTTTTGGTAGCAAATATTCGCTCATCGCAAAATAAATGTTAAGATCCTTGAATTCCTGTTCTTTACTAAGAATATTTTTAGGATTAACTGCTGGTAATAATCTAAGATCATTACCTAATGTTGAATCATTAGCAAATGCACCTCTACGGTACCAGTCAGTGTTCTTAATATGACTTAAGATACGCTGACTGGCTTGTGCTAATAAACTATCAACATCTGTGCTTGTTAAACCTTCATTGGCTTCAAAGAATCGTTGGTCCCTAGCAACTACATCCGCATAGACTGCGAAACTTACAAAAACATTGTTTACAATATTAAATGCCATTAGTTAGGGACCTTTCAGATATTAAAGAATAGAACTATCAGCAATAACGCCTACGCCGTAGCCATCATAAATTGCACCAACACCATAATGTGCGCTAGCAACAACATCAGTACCTAAGAAACTTGCACGACGCTGAGTTTCAATATTGATGTTACCGATGGAGGCTAAGCCTAGGGCTTCGCGGTGGAAAACAGCACCAACAT